GGTCTATGCCGAGGCGTCTGGTCAGCTCCGCGAGCCGCATCCGAAATGGGAGCGCGGTATCTGCGAGATCGCCTCATTCCTCAAGGACGCACAGTTCCAGGTTAAGGTCTGGCGTGAGATCAAGGTCGCCGGCATGACCTTCCTGGTCTATGGAATCCTGGACGCGCTCTGCGCCGGGGTGATCTCCGACGTCAAGTTCAAGAACAAATCCTTTGGCTCCCTGGATCTCGCCGGGAATTACCTCAACAGCCCGCAGCATCCGCTTTATTTCTTCATGGTCCCGGAGGCCCGGCTTTTCCGATACATGGTCTCGGACGGGCAGGACCTCTACATCGAGCAGTATGAGCCGGAGGACTGCATCACGGCCGGCGAACTGATCCTGCATTTCATCCAGTTCCTCAAGGCAAATAACCTGCTGGAAACCTATATGCAATACTGGCAGGCGCGGTCATGAAGGGCAGGATAATAGATTTCAGCATGAGTTTCGGCGGCAAGCAGCGCGTCACGCTGGAGCTCGACACCGACTTCCGCGAGGGCTATGAGGCCCTCAAGGATGCGGTGCTGGAGATCGTAATCAAGAAATGGCGGGCGAAGCGAAGCAAGGACGCAAACGCCTATTTCCACTTGCTCGTGAATGAGATCGCCGCCGCCCGGGGGCTGTCCGACGATCAGGTAAAGATTGATCTTGTCACCCAGTACGGCACCTATGCCCGCGACGATGACGGCATGATCGTCGGATTCAAACTCCCGGCCTCGGTCGATGTGAGCACGATTTACCCGTACACCAGAATGTACAAGGAGGTTGAGGAAAACGGAAAACTCTTCAAGTGCTACCTGGTCTATAAGCAGACGCGCCTTATGGATACCAAAGAGTTTTCTCACCTGATCGACGGCGCCGTACAGGTGGCGCAGGAATTAAATATCGACACCGACACGCCCGACCGGGCTGCCTGGTGGGAAAGATTGAAAGGAGAACAATCATGAACGACAACAAATCCAACATCCCGGAAGTAACCCTCGAATGCGGCTTTGAGCCCTGTGACTGCTGTGACTGCGATACCGTTACCATCCCCCGCAGCGAGTACGACGCCCTGATCGCCGCAAAGATGGCGAACGATCTGATTCTCGCCGCATCTGATAAGACCGGTTACGGCGGTGCAGACATTATCAAGGGCCTGTTTAAGCTCGATAATTACAGGCGCGCCCTGACGGAATCGGAAGACCGTATTGCCAGCATGACGCGCGAAAACGAGGAGCATGTTGGCAAACTCCTTGCTGAGATCTCCTCTCTGACCGACAAACTCAACGCCCTGCTGGCCAAGCGCGCCGACAACACGCCGGAGGACAAGCCTGATGCTTAATCACATCGTCATCCATGGCCGCCTGACCCGCGATCCCGAACTGCGCTACACCAACAACAGCACCCCCGTAGCTTCTTTTACGGTCGCCGTTGACCGGGACTATGCCGGGGAGGGGCAGCAGAAGGAAACGGATTTCATCGACTGCGTAGCATGGAGGGCGACCGGCGAGTTCGTCAATAAATACTTCCTCAAAGGCAGTCTGATCGTCGTCTCCGGCCGGCTCCAGTCCCGCAAGTGGACGGACAAGGAGGGTAACAAGCGCGTGAGCTGGGAGATCAACGCCAACAACGTCTACTTCGGCGGCAGCAAGAGCGACAACCAGGGCGCTGCGTCTTCGCAGCAGTCCGGCTATGGCGCTGCGCCCGCGCAGCAGGGAGCCTATCAGCAGCCGCGCACCACGGGAGGCGCTGTCAATGCTTACCCCGGCCCGGAGTTCCAGGAGCTCGACGACGGAGACGGAGAACTACCGTTCTGATCGGAGGTAGCCTATGGCAACAGGCAAACGGTACTACTGGATCAAGCTCAAAGAGGCGTTTATGACCTCAGATGCCGTTGATTTCCTCATGGGCCAGCCGGACGGCGCCAACTACGTTGTCCTGTACCAGATGCTCTGTCTCAAGACCATCAACACGGGCGGCAAACTGGAACGCCACATCGGAGAGGTCATCATCCCCTACGACGAGGCGAAGATCCAGCGTGACTGCAAGTGGTTTCCCATTGATACCGTCCGTGTTGCTCTGAATCTCTATAAAGCCCTCGGCCTCGTCTATCAGGATCGTGATGGAGTCCTCGCCCTTGCCGACTATGACAATCTTGTTGGCAGCGAGACAGACTATGCGGCCAAAAATCGCCGCATCCGAGCAAGTCAGCAAGCCTTGTCAGATGGACACAATGTGTCCGATGGTGTGTCCGAAAATGTGTCCACAGATATAGAGACAGATATTAGAGATCAGATATCAGAGAAAGAGAGCAGAGATCAGAGTACAGAGAAAGAGGATGGAGCACTTTCTGACGAAAGTGCTTGTCGCCCGCAAGACGTGCGACAAGTCTTTGATGCTTGGCAGAGCCTCGGTATCCAGAAGCTCCGGAAATGCCCGGATGCTGGGACAGTCACGGGAAAGATGCTCCGCGCTCGTATAAAGGACTACGGCATCGGCTCTGTTCTGGAGGCCGTGGAGATCGTCCGGGCCAGTGATTTTCTCATGGGCAAGGTCAAGGACTTCCAGATCACGTTCGACTGGTTTGTGAAGCCGAACAACTTTCTGAACATCGTGAACGGGAAGTATGACAACCGTGATCGTGAGCAGGACACGCGGCGCGGCCGGGAGATGAAGGAGACCTACGGCACAATCGAAAGGTGGGCTGACCAGTATGCCAATGACGGTGAATGAGTTTAAGAAGATCACAAAGGGCATCACGACGGCCTTCCCCTGGGCGAATCTCTTTCCGAATCCCGAGGCTGTGGAAATCTGGTATCGCAAACTCGGCGACATCCCCTATGAGGTCATGACCGCGGTGGTCAATCGGTGGATCGAGACAAAGACGCAGCCGCCGACAATCGCGGCGCTCCGGCAGGAGGCGGATATCGTTGTGAACGGTCTGCCTCCGACCTGGGGCGACGGATGGGCTCAGGTACATAAGGCAATCGGGAGATATGGGTATATGCGGGGCGACGAGGCCATATCCACCATGGACGAACTCACCGCCGAGACCGTGCGGCGGATCGGCTGGCAGCAGATTTGTGAAAGCGAGAATCCGGACACGATGCGGGCACAGTTCCGACAGGTCTATGAATCTCTGGCCAGCAGGATGCAGGAGACCCGGCTGATTACTGCCGGGACGCAGGAAAGATTGAACGCGGTGAGGGCGGTGCCGCAGATCGCCGCCCTTTCCGACAAATTGAGAATGCCCGAACCGGGCGGCGACAAAAAGGAGGACACTCAATGAGATCATATCCTATCCCTGCCGTGAGGAGCGAAGGGAATCAGTATTTCTTCATCAACAGCGACCGCGGAGATCTCCGCCGCACCATCAAGGACTGGGGCTCCCGCTTCTTCCGCAAGAACGGTATCGCGCTTGCCGTCGCCGTCCTCGCCTTTGTCTGGACGTTCTCGGTGAGCCAGTATTCCGCACACCTTGCCAGGAAAGAGACGGAAGCCAGACTCTCCGCTCAGTACGCCGCCGAGTTTGAGGCGAGGATGGAGGCCTACATAGCCCAGCAGGAGGCTATCGAGCGCGTCCTCGGTGACGGTTCCATGCAGGCCCAGATCGAGCGGGAGGCCGACGCTGCGGCCCGTGCGATCGGCACCATGGCCACGAAGCGCATGAAACTCTCAATGCTCTGGAACATGCTTGTCCGCGTGGACAATCCCCTCTATCCGAACACGCTGGAGGAAGTGATCGCGCAGCCGCAGCAATGGATGTTCTATGACGAGTCAAACCCTATCCGCGCCGATGACAAGGAGCTCGCGCTTGAGCAAATCAAGCTCTGGCATGAGGGCCGGTACCCGGCAGGGCTGAGCGTCGATTTCGTCTACGGCGAGTGGAGCAGCAACGATTATGTCCTCCGCGACCGCTGGGAGAAGAACAGCCGGACGCAATACTGGCGCTTCCCGGAATGACGGCGATCTGAGGGGAGGCGGCAGCACATGGGAAAAGCAGCGCGAGCGGTCCAAACCGGCGTCCAGGCGGAATTTATGAAGAAATTCGAGAGCCTATCCGGGCGCTACTCCGTTCGACAGATCTGGGAAGATTGGGTAGTCATGTACTCCTGCGCCATATCAAACACAGTCGATAAGGTCCATGCCGAGGAACGCGAGAAGCAGTACATGCAGCGGGCGCAGAAGTACAGCAAGAAGGAACTGCAAGTCTTCGCAGAGCTGTGCGCCGATATGGTGGAGGCGCTGGAAATCCACCCGAATCAAGACTTTCTCGGCGAAATGTACATGGCCGTTGGAATGGGATGCGACAGCGCAGGCCAGTTTTTCACGCCCTACGATGTATGTCGGTGCATGGCGGAGATCACAACCAATGCGGATTATCTGCGTGAGCAGATCAATCAGCGCGGGTGGGTTTCTGTCAGCGATCCGACGTGCGGGGCGGGCGCCCTGCTGGTTGCCTTTGCCAATGTGTGCCGGTCATTGGAGATCAACTATCAGACCTCCGTGCTGTTCGTAGCGCAGGACATTGATTTCCTTGTCGGCTGCATGTGCTATCTGCAACTGAGTCTGCTCGGCTGCCCCGGCTATGTGGTGATCGACAATTCACTGACCAAGCCCAGCACATCCTATGACGACCGCGGCCTGATCCCGAGAGACGACGGAAACGTGTGGTACACGCCTTTCTTCTTCCGGGAGGAATGGCACATAAGGCGGCTGGCCGCGCAGATGGCGCTCTTCTTCAGCCGCCTCCCGTCGATACCCGAGGACGATGAATCGCCTGTGATTGCCGAATCTGCCCCGTTGCAACGGCCACCCGTGGAAGATGACCCGCCGCCACCTGTTGTTATATCCCCTGAGCCTGAACCGCCAGCAGAGGCCGAGGAAACGGCCTACAACGAAAACAAATTCGGACAGCTCACATTTTTCTGAAAGGAGAAAGCATTATGGCAGAGCTCCCACCGCTCCCGGCACCGAAAGCGGAAAACCAAGCTCGGGGTAAGAAGAATAGAGCCGAGGGAAAAGCCTTTGAGACTCTTTTGGACAAGTCCTTTGATTATGCCAACGGAAAGGGGTTTTGCCAGATAGACAAGACCCCTGAGCCTATGCGGATTCTCAAACGGATGCCAGGAGGAAAGTTTCTCGCCTGTTTCCTCAAAAAAGCACAGCCAGACTATAAGGGCTGCATCTACGGCGGCCGCACGGTGATGTATGAGGCAAAGTATACCTCTCAGGACAGAGCGGCGCAGTCCATCGTGAACGACGCGCAGACCGAGTATCTGGATAAAGCCAGCGCCCTCGGCGCCCGGTGCTTTATTCTTCTCGGATTTGCGGCAGGAGGCGTCTATTGCATCCCCTGGGATGTATGGACAGACATGAAAGGGTCTTTTGGCAGGAAGTATGTGACCGAGGCTGATCTTGGAAAGTATCGCGTCTCGCCGTCATGGAATGACCGCCTGATGATACCTGTGTAACGAAAGGAGATTTATGAGCAGAGAATGCAAAAACTGCGACTACTACGAAGGCCGCAACTATGATGACGGAACCATAGAATGTAGCTATGTAGGCGGATATGAGTGCTGCCCGTTCAACGATACCGCCCCGTCAAAAGAGGACAAAACTCATATCATCATTGATGCCGAGTATTTCGCAGAGTATATCCGCAACACCTTGAAAAACACGTTTCGCGGTGAGGCTCGCGTAATCGCTGAACGTGAGATCAAGAGCATTGTAAAGGCCGAATACGAATCCTGCATTAAGAAGATCACTCAGGAGATGGTCTATAAGATCGTAGAGCAGCAGGTGTCCGAATTTATGGCCGGAGAGATTACGGTCGGTGGTGGATGGGCAGAACCGCCCCGCACTCTTTCCCGCGAGGCCTATATGTCCGAGCTTGTCGAGAAGAAACTTGGAGAGGTTTTTAAGAACGACACGATCGTTCAGCAGGCGAAGAAGGCTGCCGAGGAAGCTATCACAACCTTTACCCGCAAAATGCGGGATGAAATCAATGCGGGCATCAAAACGAATTTTGATGCCACTATGCGCAAGACCCTCACAGACAACGTCGTGAGCATGCTCATGGCAAACGAAACCTATGCCCGTCTGGCAAGTAGCATGGGCCGCATGCTGCCGGACACGAAATAACGAAAGGAGTACATACCAATGAGCGAAATCAGCAAATACGAAGAACAGAAAAAGAAAATGGATGGGCTGTGTGAGGAGCACGATCTTACCTATCGTTTCCGCAAAGACGCCTATCCTATCACGCTTACCCTGCGTCCCACTCAGGGGACCGGCGTCCAGCTCTCCATGCTGGAAGAAGCCAACGGCGAGAACTACATCAGCCCCGACGCCTCGCTGAAGCTGATCTTTGCCAACGGCGAGTTGACGTCCACCGTGAGCGGCGGCACCTTCACGATCTCCAAAACGCTGCGCACCAAGATTGAGAACATCTTCCTCAAGATGATCGCTTTCTGGCAGCAGTATTTCTTCCGGGATGTGATTCAGAACGGCTCTCTGCGCAAGGGCACCATGCCCGTCATTGACGAGGATGAAGTCGACGATGATGAAGAGCCGGAAGAAGAGGGCGACGAGGCGGAGGATGATGTCGGCGAGCTGGATGAGGAAGATGAGCTCCCGGACGATTCCGGCGAAGATCCGGAAGAGGACATAATCACCGCGGCTACGCTCCTGGTGAGGACGGAGAACAAAGCATCCATAAGGCTGCTGCAGAGTCATTTGAAGCTCAAGGCGTCAAAGGCTGCCCGCGTGATGGACGAGCTGGAGAAGCGCGGCGTGGTCGGTCCTTTCAGCGCAGGCGGCAAGCGTGAAGTGCTCCCGTTCGACCAGCCGGAGGATTAAGCCATGGCGGAGATCGTAATGATTCCCCTTGACCATCTCCATCCGCACCCGGACAATCCCCGAAAAAACCTCGGGGATCTGTCCGAGCTGGTAGAGAGCATCAAGGCCAAGGGTGTCCTGCAAAACCTGACTGTCGTGCCGTACTTCTCCAAAGTCCAGAACCGGGTCATGGACGGCGTTTATACCATCCTGATCGGACACCGGCGCGCGAGTGCCGCAAAACTGGCCGGACTCACGGAGCTGCCCTGCTCCATCGTGGATATGAGCTACGAGGATCAGATCGCCACGATGCTCGTGGAGAACATGCAGCGTTCAGACCTGACCGTGTGGGAAGAGGGAAAGGGCGTCCAGATGATGCTCAACCTCGGCAAGTCCGTGAAGGACATCTCCGAAATGACCGGCTTTTCCGAGACGAAGATCCGGCAGCGGGAAAAGATCGCCCACTATGACGAGTGGAAGGTCAAGAAGGGCCTCGAGCGCGGCGCCACGCTTTTCGACTTCGCCGAGCTGGACAAGATTGAGGATGATGAAACCAGGGAAAAGCTCCTCGGTGTGATCGGGACGTCGGACTGGAAGAATGAGCTGGCCTATGCAAAAAAGCGGCAGAAGGAAAAAGCCATGAAAGACGCATGGTTCGATCAGGTCAGCAAATGGGCCACGCGCGTTGATGAGGTCACCCAGGGCTATCCAAATGCAAAGGCAATACTGGACGGGCGCGAAATTCTGGTCAGCTTCCACAGAACGCTTAACGTCTACAGCCAGAAAAGCGAGGCGGTGGAAGTGCCGGACGATCTGGCGACCGCTCATTACTACTTCACCCGGAGAGATGACGGGGATATCTCCATCTATCGCGCCGTGTCCGAGGCCGAGCAGAGAGCAGGCGAGGCGGAGGAGGCAGCCCGGCGAGAGCGGCAGGAGCGCTCCAACGCAAAGCAGGCGCAGTTCAAGGAGATCACCGAGCGCCACCGTCAGCTCCGCTTTGATTTCGTGAAGAGCTTCAATCAGTTCCAGAAGCGGGACGCCAATGTGTGGGAGTTCGTGATTGAGGCCATGATCGACGCCCAACGCAACGGTGGCGGCTATTATGCGAATAATAGCATCCGGCAGCTTTCCGAGATTCTGGATGTGAAGCTCACCAACCCGCGCGGTGATTCCTACGAAGCGCTGGACTATCACGAATTTCTCTCCCGCAAGCTGGAGAAGCCTGAACAGACCGCTCTCCTGACCGCCATGTGGATCATGGATCGCGGGCAGTATTGGCAGACAAAATGGAACGGTAGCTGCTATATCTGCATCCCGGCCCCCTGTGAGAGGCTGGATCAGCTGTACCGGCTCCTCGACACGCTGGGCTACCAGCGCAGCACCGAGGAAAACGAAATGCGTAGCGGCACCCATAAGCTGTTTGACAAGGAGGATTCCGATGGCTGACAGATGCAGTTCCTGCGGCGCGCCGCTTGTATGGATTCCCACGAAAAACGGAAAGCGGATGCCGTGCAATGCGGGCCTGATCCCATACAAGGCAAACCCGGAGGGCAAGCAGTTCCTGGTCACAGATACGGGAGATGTAGTCCGCTCCGACGTTGCCTTTGACGGTCCGCCCACCGGCTTTGCACGGATCTCTCACTTTGCCACCTGCCCGTACTCCAAACAGCACCGCAAGAGGAAATAGCCATGGATGAGC